GGAACGGGTTATCGTTCATCTCAATGGAATTACTAATCGCAACTGCTTTTACTTGTTCTGATGCGTATGCTGTCATCGAAGCGATGAAAGAATACGATATCAGGGAAGAGACCAGAATCGAAATGATTCAGGTTGTTAAGGAAGAGATGAGTATATGTCCTTGGGACGCAAAAGTTGACTGAAGGAACGGGGTCTAATCCACCTCTACCTAAGGTAAACCAAATGGCACAAGTCACTTATCGTGGTGTCTCATACGACACAGAAGCTTATCGCAAGGAACTCCTTGCTGAAGCATCTAAGCAAAGAAACTTCGATCTAATGTATCGAGGAGTCAAAACGACAAGTAACAAGGCTCGTCCTTGTAGTTGAATAATAAAGAGGGGTAGACACCCCTCTTTTTTTATACTATAATATCCAAAAAGGAAATCTTATGGCACTTCATATGAGAGAACAAATCCTAAGAGCACTATTAGCACATGCTCAAGGTGATATTGCTAAACACAAAGCAAACATTGAAATTTACCTAGAACATCCTGCAGGTGTTGGTGAACATACGGATATATTAGAATCTATTGAAAAGGAATTGGACATAATAGCAAAGTATCAGGATCAAATAGATGTCATCAACAAATACTTTAGGTCGAGTAGTACTATGTCAGACATAGATAGACGATCTGGTGAGTTGTTAAATGAATAAGGGTAAGTTAAAAGTCCTAGTAATGGCACTTAAGGAGATTGTGGAGGAATTAGAGTCAGAAGTTTATTCTGACACTGAGGCATATACTGCTCCAGTTGGAGATGTTGACGAAGTTTGGGATGATGATGGAGATTAATGGTATTCATGGATGCTTAATTAGTGTAGAATATGGAGATTGGAGAATAGATGGTAAAAGTGCCAATCTTGATTTGTCAAATATATCTCATTTACTAAAAGAGACCGAAATAATAGAACATAAAGAAATCGGTTGGAAAGGTATGCACCTTCCTTCCGATTTTTCTACTTCTGAGTGTCTTTGTTGTAATGGCGAAAGATATGAAAAATGTGATATTTCATATTCTGGAATATTAGCTAAAAATGCCCCAAATCCATATAATAAGAAATATCGAATGATTGACGGAAAACACCGAATTGCTAAAATGCGAGAAATGGGAATAACGAAAAGTTCCTATTATGTCCTCGAATATGCTATAATAAAAGCATTCCTAAAATTCAATGAATAACGCAAAACTTCAGTTAAGGCAACAAGTCCTTAAAATACTCTTGTCTAAATACGGTAGTAGTACCGATAGTAGAGCCGTTTACGAATGTGCTGATGACTGGTGTAATAAGCAAGTAACATCTAATGGCGTATTAAATTACTTCGAGGCGTATAAAAAGAGTTATGAAATTAAAGGAAACCATCAAGTTGGTGAAGAAGGCACTCAAACATCCTGAGATGTATGATGAGTCAGAACTTCGCTATTTGCGACAAGCAAAAAAGAAAGCTAAAGCAGCACTTAAATTGCAACAATTGAAAAAATTACAAAATGACAGTAAAACTGATTCAAATAACACCGAAACCTGAGGAGCAAATAGCATATATTGCTAGGGTTTCTAATCCTAACAATCAGGAGAATCCAAATTATGCTAAATTGCTTGCTTATTGTATTAAGCATCAACATTGGTCAATATTTGAACAAGCATTTATGACATTGGAGATCGAGACCACTAGAGGTCTTGCTGCTCAGATATTGCGTCATAGATCTTTTACTTTCCAAGAATTCTCCCAAAGGTATGCGGATACTGCTTTAGTAACAAAGGGAAATATACCTTTGCCAGAACTAAGAAAGCAGGATCTTAAGAATCGTCAAAATTCTACTAATGACCTTGATCCAGAAAAAGTAAAAATGTTGGAGAAAGAAATTAGACAACATTTTACTGATGCACAAGATCTCTATCGTTATATGATAGACATGGGAGTTGCTAAAGAATGTGCTAGATTTGTACTTCCATTAGCTGTACCGACTAAACTTTATATGTCTGGTAGTGTAAGATCATGGATACATTATATTGATCTTAGATCTGCTCATGGTACTCAGAAAGAACATAAAGATATTGCAGAACAGTGTAGAGATATATTTAAGGAACAACTTCCTACAGTTTCTGAAGCAATGGGGTGGTTATGACAGATAATAAAACCAAAGTACATAATTTTATAAACGAAAAAACAAAAGATCATACACCGTATTCTCCTACTTGGAGATATTGTATTTCTGAGAAAAAACTTGATCTTGATGTTGAAGAATTCGCTAAAATAATTATAGATCACAGGTTAAAAAATCAAGATTTTGTTATTGCTACATTTTCTAATGTATTAAAATGGGATCATCCAGTATGTAAACAACTCCACAAAGAAATTATAGAATTTCATGATCAGTATGTAGAGGGAACAGTAGGAAAACCTCCTGAGGGTCATCCTTTTAATGTAGAATTGGAAAACTTAAAAGTTAGATGTTGGTCAAATACAATCGTTAACGGTCAAGAAATTCATAAGCATTCTCACTCTAGCCACCCAAAATCATATCTTAGTGGTCATTTTACTGTAGCATGTGAAGATACTTCAACTATCTACTATGATCCATATAATAATAATGACGAGTATCCTATAGAAAATGAACCTAACATTTTAACTTTATTTCCAACATGGGTTCCTCATCGAACATCCCTGCATACAGGAGATTCTCCTAGAATTACTCTTGCTTTTGATATATTTTTACAAGATATGGATTTAAAGAATTATGATTCTTATTCAGGTGATAATGATCGTATAGCTCAAAATAACCCAGATGAGATAATTTATTTAAGATTATGAGTCAAGTAGCATTACATACATTTCAATCACAAAACCCTGAGACACCTTTTGCACCGTCTTGGGATTATATTATTGCGTGTAAACAAACTGATATTGATACAAATGAACTTGCTAAGGTAATTTTATCGCAAGAGAAAAAGATACTTGAAGCTTATCCTGATGGATCTTTTGATTATACTAATTACAGCGATGGATCTACTGGACTAGGAAAGGATAGTTTAACTTCTAGATATAGTTTTTATAATTTGTTGGAATGGGATTACCCAGTTTGTAAAAAACTTCTTGAAAATATTCGTATATTTCATAATGAGTACTTATATGGTACTATAGGACAGAAGAAAAAGAAGTATAAGAGTTTAGATGGTTTATTACAGATCAGGTGTTGGGCAAATGTAATGCGTAAAGGTGATAAGATTAAAAAGCATTCGCATTCAAGTCATCCTTGGACATATTTAAGTGGACATTTTTGTGTTCAATGTGAGGATACTTCTACTAACTATTATCACACATATACTGGTAATCCATATCCTATAGAGAATAGTGCAGGTCAAATGACTATATTTCCAACATGGGTTCCTCATGATACAGATAAGCATGAAGGAGATAGTGAAAGAATCACTATTGCTTTTGATATAGTTTGTGATAATGAAAAACAGTTCCAACATGGACATGGTAAAGATCCATTGGAAGATAATTTGATTAAATTATAATGGATAAAATTAAAGTACATAGATTTACAAGCAAACAAGCTACAACTCCTTATGCTCCTTCTTGGGATTATATTATTGCGGAGAAAAAAACTGATGTTGATGTAAAAGGATTATCTAAGATTATTTTAGATGGTACTATAGACCACTTCTTTTTTCCTGGCGATGAAAAGAAACCTCTTGCTGGATCTTTAAAATTTAAAAATAAAAATATATTAAAAGTTGATCATCCAATATGTAAACAATTGCATAAAGAGATTAGAGATTTTCATAATGAGTATGTTAATGCTACTATTGGACAATTTGATAAAAAAATACAAATTAAATGTTGGGCAAATATAATGCATAAAGGTTCTAGTCTACCAAAACATTTTCATTCAAGTAAATATAATTCATATCTTAGTGGACATCTTACTGTTCAATGTGATAGTACTTCAACCAATTATTATCATCCATATATTGTTGGGGAATATCCTACACCTAACTTTGAGGGTCAAATGACTATATTCCCGACATGGGTTCCTCATGATACAAGCATTCATGAAGGAGACTCGGAAAGGATTACTATTGCTTTTGATTTTATTCCAGAAGGTACACCTCTAGAGGACTTAGATACTTTTTATAGTGCTAAGAAATGGAGGAATGATCCGAAGGAATTAATCCTCCTCTAAATAACTATCCAATGTAAACTTTTATGGCTACCTATCCTGTTATCAACAAAGAGACTGGCGAACAGAAAGAAGTCGCAATGAGTATCACGGAGTGGACTCAATGGTGTACTGATAATCCTGATTGGCAAAGAGACTGGTCTGACCCCTCAACAATGCCTGGTGTAGGAGAAGTTGGAGAGTGGAAAGATAAACTTAGAAAATCCAAACCTGGTTGGAACGAGGTCTTAGGAAGAGCTCAAAAAACAGGTCAAAATCGCCAAAAACTTACTTTAGACTGATATGCCACGCAAAAGAAAAAATTCTTCAACAGTTGCTGGAATTGGCATGACTGCCAAACAGATGAAAAGAAAGAAACCTATCAGTAGTAGTTTCTTAAATGACATTCAACCACTAACTGAGAATCAAATAAAGTTTTTTAATGATTATAAGGAAGAAAAAAATCTCTTTGCTTATGGTTGTGCTGGTACTGGTAAGACCTTTATAGCAATCTACAATGCTCTTAAACAAGTATTGGATGATACGACACCATATGAAAAGATTTACATCGTCAGGTCTCTTGTGGCGACTAGAGAGATAGGTTTCTTACCTGGTGATCATGAAGATAAAGCTTTCTTATATCAGATACCATATAAGAATATGGTGAAATACATGTTTGAGATGAATAGTGATGCAGACTTTGAGATGTTATATGCTAACCTCAAGGCACAGGAGACTATTTCCTTCTGGAGTACTTCTTTCATAAGGGGAACTACACTTGATAATGCTATTGTTATAGTTGATGAATGCCAAAACTTGAATTTTCATGAATTAGATAGTATAATAACAAGAGTTGGAGAAGATACCAAAATCATGTTCTGTGGTGACGCTACTCAAAGTGACCTTACCAGAGATAAAGAAAGAAATGGTATCATTGACTTTATGAGAATCTTGCAACAGATGGA